ATTCTCTGCTCTTCAAGGGTATGTCAATCCTTGAGGTTGGCAAGGATGGTTCGGTCTACATCAAGCGCCTGATCTCGATGTACCAGACCCGCTCGGATGGCAGCGCCGACGACGCGTGGCTGGACATCAACATCGCTGAAGTCATGGAGCGCATCCGTTACGAGCAGCGCATTGGCGCGATCCAGCGTTTCCGTGGAAGCGTTGCCGCAAAAACCAATGAAGGTTTCCGCCCCGGCCTGTCGGTTACAACAGAAGACAGCGTCAAGGCGTTCCTGCTCTCGCTCTACCAGAACAAGCTCATGCGCGAGCTAGGATGGGTGCAGTCCTACGGGTATTACAAGAGCACGCTCATTGTCGAACAAGACCCGGCCAACACGAGCCGCTTCAACTTCCGCGATGACCCCGTGGTGAACAGCCCGTTCTACATCCTCGCGGGTAAGAGCCGGTTCCGCAAAGCCGAGCCGAACTACTGATTAAACCGCCTTCAAAGGAGCTTTGAACATGGCGCTCAACAATATCCGCACCGTATCTCTCCCAAGCTTCGGCAAGCTGCCGCTTGGGGATGATCCGGGCACCTTCACACCTTCCGGCTTCAAGCGCGATCACAAGGGTGGCCGCTTGGCCGAGGACGGCGGGTTCACCGAAACCGGCACACCCGCCACGCTGGAACTCAACATCAACCTGTCCCCTGGGCTGGACTTCATGGCATTAAACGCCATCAAGGATGAAGACGTGACCGTGCGCTTGGCCGACGGGCAGGTGCATATGCTGCCTCAAGCCTACGTTACCGAGCCCGTACAGGTGTCCGACGGCACCGCCAAGGTCACGATCATGGCAAACACTTCTGAGCGGATTGGGTGACGGCATGCCAAAACTGAAGCTAAAACACCCGCTGACCTTCGGAAAAACGACCGTCGAAGAACTGACGTTCCGGGACTACGCCACCGCTGGCGATTATCTGTCGTTCGACGTGCGCGGCGGTGTGGCGCAAAACATCGCGCTCATTGCCAGCCTGACCGGCACGGATGAAGCCCTGGTCAAGCAGCTTCGCGCCCAGGACTACCTCGCCGCAACCAAGATGGCTGACAAGCTGATTGATGCGGTAGAGGAAGAACTCGGGGGTACAGAAGAGCCGGGAAAAGGGCAGTCCGAATCCTGAGCATGATCGCTCTGGTGGCAAGGGAACTTCACCAACCCTTGCCAGTGGTCAAGGCAATGTCCATCCGTGAATTGATGGTGTGGGCAAAGGTGGCAGCGGCGATGAGCGGGAGGAAGGCTCCTTAGCTGGAAATATTTCGCGCAGTGATGCGGCGCAGCGTTTAGGCGACGATTGTCGCCATGAAAACCAGAACCCCCGTCATTACCGCGACAGTGTCAGCAGCCTTCCTGCTTTTTGTGGCCACACATGAGGGCTACAGCCCGACGGTGGTCACAACCGCTGTCGACCCAGTGCCGACTGGCGGATTCGGCAGCACTCTGAATGAGGACGGGAAACCCCTTAAACCAGGCGAGGCCATGCCGCCTGTACGCGCACTTGTAGTGCTCCGCGCCCACGTTTCACGTGATGAGGAAAGGTTTAAGAAAAGCCTTCCAAGCGTAGAACTCACACAGGGTGAATACGACCTCTACATGGATTTCATTTACCAGTACGGGTTTGGTACATGGAACAAGTCCGGCATGCGATCCGCGTTGCTCGCGGGCAACTACCGCGCCGCGTGTGACGCGCTCCTGAAATACCGCTACTCCAACGGACAGGACTGTTCCGCGCCCGGAAACAAAACCTGCAGGGGCGTGTGGGTACGTCAGCAAGAGAGACACAAGAAGTGCATCGCCGAAATCGAGGCAGTTGGAGAGCAGTCATGACCCTCGACAAAATCAAAGGCATCGCATTCAGGCTGTCTGCCGTTGCCATATCTGCCCTGTGGTTCTGGGGCGGCTTTCAGGTAGGCGGGCAAAATGCGCGGCGCGAACTTGCCGAAGCCAGAACAGAGTGGCAAGAAGAACGCGAAAAAGCGACGGCATCCGCGCTTGCTGAATCCGAAGCGCAGCGCATCCGCGAAAAAAACCTGACTGAAAAACTCGCCCGGGCCACCAAGGAGCATAACGATGTTCAAACCCGCCTTGCTGCTGCCGTTGCTGATCGCGGCCGCATTGACAGCCAGTTGCGCGACGCCCGCGCAGCCATTACAGCCGCCCTCAACAGCAAGGAGTGGTCTGCCACCGCTCCCTGTATCCGTGCCGCAGACACCACCTTCGAAGCCCTTGGAAGATGCTCAGAAGCATATCGAGGCGTGGCTGGGCAGTACGGAAGCTGCTTGGCTGGAATGCAATTGATCGAAAAAACTTATAACGCGGCGCGCGAGACGTGCCGCTGACAGACCCCAACAGGAACCGCAGAAATGAGCGTACCCGGAATTGACGAACAGCAACGGATGGGCAGTGCCGCCGTCGCCCATCAACTCGGCATGCTGACTGGCACCGTCCAGCAACTCCACGCCGCGTTGACAACCCGCATCGATGACATCCGCTCAGACGTTCGATTGCTCGAAGCATCACAGCGCCGGTCAATGGAAAAAATCGAAGAACGCCTCACGCAACGCATCGACGGGCTGGAGAAAAACGTCGGTCGCCGCATCGATGGGCTGGAGGGTCGCGTCAACAAGCTGGAAGACGACGACAAGAACCGCCTCAAGAACAGTTCAAAGGCGGGCGGTGTGTCTGGCGGCGTAGTTGGGGTGATAGTGGCTACCGCGATTGAATTGCTCAAAATGGTCGGAAAACCTTTCTAATGGCCTATCCCGCCGAAACCCGCGCCAAGCTACGTGCCCTCTACATCGAGGGCATGCCGCTATCCGGCGCGGCGGTCACGGTGGGCGTGCCTTACGAAACCGCGCGGGACTGGAAGGCGAAGGCAGGGCAGAAAGGCGACGACTGGGAAACGGCGCGCGCCGCTTTCCGTATTTCTGAGCGCGGAGTCGAAGACCTGAACAAGCTGCTGGTTGAAGATTTCGCCCGACAGGTGATTGTGACCACGCGCGAACTCGAAGCCGCGCAGATTGCCGCCGCCGACAAGGCGCAATTACTTGCCCAACTGGCTGATGCCTACGCCAAATTCAGCCGCGCCTTTGCCCGCGTGAATCCCTCTTATTCCGGGCTGTCCGTGGCGCTCGACACCCTCAAAATACTGGCGGACTACCTTGCCGCCAATGACAAAACCGCCTTGAAGGCGCTGTTCCCGCACCTTGAAGAGGTCGGCGCAATCCTTGGAAAGCGGTATGGCTGACATCAAGGAAATCCGCTCCAGGCGCGAGTTTGAAGAGAACCTTTTTCGCCTCGGCGAAGAGATGCGCCGCACGATTGAACTGGAGTGCGAAGCCTTCCCTGTGGATGCCGCCGCATCGAGGGCGCGGCGCGAACGTGCCCGCCACGATTACAAGTTCTTCTGCCGGACCTACTTTCCTCATTACGTTCCGACGGAACACTTTTCCCTCTTTCATGAGTTCGTCTTTCAGCGACTTCCGGAAGTGATCGACAGCGAAGCCGATGGGCGCGAAGTTCATCAAGCGCCTCGGGGTGAGGCCAAATCTACCTACGAAACCCAACTCGGCAGCCTGTGGTGCGTCCTGACAAACAGAAAACACATGATCGGCATCATCATGAACACTGAGGAACAAGCCGCCGAGATGCTGGAGTCGATCAAGGCGGAGTTGGATACCAACCCGCGCCTGTTGATGGATTTCCCGGAGGCAACTGGCCAAGGGCGTGTCTGGCAGGCCACGACCGTTATCACGACGAACAACGTGAAGTTGCGGATCGGCGGCACGGGAAAGAAGATACGTGGCATGAAGCACGGCCCTTACCGGCCTGACCTGATCTTCCTGGACGATCTTGAAAACGATGAGAACGTGCGCGACAAGGCGCAGCGCGATAAGGTCGAAAAGTACGTGCTCTCCGCCGTGCTCGGCTTGGCTGGCCCGGCTGGTGGCATGGACGTGTTCTGGGTTGGTACATCGCTCCACTACGACGCGGCCATCAACCGCGTGAGCCGCAAACCCGGCTGGCGGCGGCGCGTATTCAAGAGCGTCATGCAATGGCCGGACAACATGGCGCTGTGGGAAACGTGGGAAGCCCTCTATACAGGAGGTAGCGAATCGGACGAAGCCCGCGAGCAGGCCGAGGCTGACGCGCTGGCGTTTTACCGGCGGCATAAGCGTGAAATGGATACGGGTGCGGTCGTGTCATGGCCGAAAGTGCGCCCTCTTTACCGGCTCATGTGCATGCGTGCGACTGACCACGACGCATTCAACCAGGAGCAACAGAACGAAGCAGGGAACGACGATGCAGCCCCGTTCAAGACAATCCAGTTCTGGGTAGACCGCCGCAATGACTGGATGTTCTTCGGAGCCATCGACCCGAGTCTTGGCAAACGCGGCAAGGGTCGAGACCCTTCTGCCATTCTTGTGGGCGGTTTTTCGCGCGAGACGATGACGCTCGATGTGGTCGAAGCGGACATCTGCCGCCGGGTGCCTGATCTCATCATTGATCGGGCAATCGCCCTTCAAAAAGAATACCGCTGTGTTGCCTGGGGCGTGGAAACCGTCCAGTTCCAGGAGTTCCTGTACACCGAATTGCTCAAGCGAGCATCCTTGGCGGGCGTCCCGTTCCCCGGTGTGCCAATGTCGGAGAGCGTAGAAAAGGAACTCCGCATCATCAGCCTGCAGCCCCATGTTGCCAACGGAAAAATCCGGCTCTATCGCGGTCAGGGCGTGATGATCGAGCAACTGAAATTCTGGCCGGAAGCCGACCACGACGACGGCCCTGACGCGCTCGAAAAGCTCTGGCGTATCGCCACGCAATACGCTGGCGGGTATAGCTACACCCCGGTAAAAACAAGCCGCGGTCGATGTGCGTCGCGCGCATCGGCAGGCTCATTCGATGATTGGGACAACGATGATTAAAATGCTCCGCGCCGCGCTCTCGAAGCTCAACCGGGCGACTCTTAAAACGAAACAGACAGAGCCGCGATCCGCCGCCGCGCTCGCACTCAATTACGCCAGCGTGGCCACGCTTGACCCATCCGTGCTGGCGCGTGCGTTTGCCGCCGCAGACCAGGGCGAAATAACCGAACAAGCATCCCTCTTTGAATTGATCGAAGAACAGGACGCCCACATCTTCGGAGAGCTATCCAAGCGCCGCCGCTCTGTTACCGGGCTTGGTTGGCACCTTGTTCCGCCGGAAGATGCAACAGAGTCCGAACTTGCCCGCACGGATGAACTGGCGGACATGCTGCGAGGCATTCCGCGTTTTGAGGACGCGCAATACGACATCACTGACGCCATCGGCAAAGGGTTTGTCGCGCTCGAAATAGACTGGAAAGCGGGCGATGCGTGGCTACCTCGCTCGATAGACTGGGTGCCGCAGCGCATGTTCCGCGTCATCAACCAGGGCGCGAACGCTGGCGATCTTCAATACCTTAAAAACGGCGTCCCAGAACCCTTGCGCGATGGCGGCTGGATCATTCACGAACACAGTGCCAAATCAGGCTATATCGAATCTAACGCGCTTTTTCGGGTGCTCGCCTGGACGTTTGCCTACAAGCAATACGATGTGCGGGATATGCAGCGCTTCTTGGAGGTCTACGGCCTGCCGCTCCGTCTTGGAAAATACCCGGCGGGGCTTGGAAAAGAGGATCGAGACGCGCTCCTGCGCGCCGTACGCAACATCGGGCATGACGGTGCAGGCGTCATCCCTGAAACGATGGCAATCGAGTTTATCGAAGCGCAGAGAAGCGGCACGGTCACAGATTTCCTTTCTGCGGTCGAATACTGGGAGCGAAAGCAGTCCATCGCAATCCTTGGAGGTACCCTAACCAGCCAAGCCGACGGCAAAACCAGCACGAACGCCCTGGGAGAAGTGCATGACCATGTGCGGCGTGAAATCATGCTCCACGATATTCGCCAGATCGAACCGTCCATCGACCGCCAGCTTGTGCGCCCGATCTGCCTCATCAACGGACTTTTTCCGGACGGCAGACGGCCTACCTTTGAATATCTGACAGAGGAAACCGTCGACCAGGAAAAGATGGTCAATGTTTTGGAGAAAGCCGTCGGTATCGGCATGGAGATTGATCTCGGTTGGGCGCACAAGGCTATGCAAATCCCACGCGCAGCCAAAGGGGATGAAATCCTCAAAAAAGCCAGTGCTGGAGGCCAAGCATGGGGCGGACCTTATGCCGAC